CTCCCGAAGAAAGAGCAAGACAATTATCAAATGCAACAGGTGTTGCTTTACCTTATGAGGTTGAATTTGCTTATAGTTGTTGGAATGGGAATGATTTAGAAAAAGACGTTCATGAAAGATTAGATGAATATCGTTTAAGCAACCAACGTGAATTTTTTCAAGTTGACTTAGAAGAAGCTAAGGAAATAATTGAAGAAATAGGTGAAGCTTATGTGTAAATATTTGGCTCCCCAGGAGACCTTTCGTATATTCACGGCATATTAATAATTAAAAAAATAAAGGTTATGACTAAACAAGAAGTTAAAAATTTTAGAGGTGATTTTCAAAACGCAGTTGCACAATTAGAAAAGCAATATGGTGTTAATATTAATTTAGGTACTATTTCTTTTAATAGTGAAGAATTAAGAGCTAAAATGACAGCTAGAAAAGGTGAAAGAATTGAAACATTAAGCAAAGATGATTTTAGGGTAGGTGATAGAGTAAGTATAAACCATAGAAAAATGGATCCTAATAAACAATTTAGAATTGTTAAAATTAATAATAAGAACATTAAAGTTCAAAGTGTTGATACAGATTTATCTAATTATACAGTTTCACCAAGTTTATTAATAAAAGCATAATATGACAAAATTAAATCAATTTATAGAGGACATGCGTGCTACAAGTAGTAGTACGCAAAAAGTTCAAATAATAAAGGATGCAGATCCATTTATTCATAAAGTATTAGAATATACTTACAACCCATTTAAACAGTACTATGTTACAAGTAAAACATGTAAGAAAAATAGTAATTTAATTAATGAAAGATTTAGTAATGGGTATAAAGATATTTTTCATTTATTAGATGACTTAACTAATAGAGTAGTTACAGGACATGATGCTATAGCATTAGTAAATGGTTGTGCTAATAAGTTTAAAGATAATGAATTAATATACAAAATTATTGATAAAAACTTAGACATCAGAGCTGGTGATAAAGTAATTAATAAAGCTGTTCCTAATTTAGTTCCTACTTTCTCCGTTGCATTAGCCCAAGAATATAAAGGTAAATGTGATTGGGATGATAGATGGTATGCTTCAAGAAAACTTGATGGAGTTAGATGTTTAGCCGTGGTTGATGAGAATAGGGTTTGTACATTATATTCTAGAATGGGTAAAGAATTAACTACATTAAATAGAGTAAAGGAAGCTATTGAAAACACAGGTATTATTAATCATGTGTTTGATGGTGAGATTTGTTTACTAGATGAAAATGGTAATGAAGATTTTCAAGGGGTAATGAAAGAACTTAGACGTAAAGATCATCAAATTGAGAATCCTAGATTTATGATATTTGATATGATACACAAATCAGAATTTGATGCTGGAAAAGGTAACACACCATTAACTGAAAGATTACGTACCTTAAGAGCTTGGCAGGGTGGTAGGTTTACATGTGCTCAAACATTACAATATGTAGATCAAGTTCAAATAAATGATAATGATCATTTTGAAACATGGAATAAATTATCAGCTGAAAAAGGTTGGGAAGGATTTATGCTACGTAAAAATGTAGGTTATGAAGGTAAACGTAGTAAAAATTTAGTTAAAGTTAAAAAATTCCATGATGCTGAATATGAAGTAATTGATTATGATACTGACACAGCTGAGGTAGTTAGAAATGGTAGATCAGAAACTATTGAAATGTTATCTCAAGTATGGATTGAACATAAAGGTCATAAAGTAAAAGTTGGTAGTGGGTGGACTCATGATCAAAGATTACAATATATGGATGGTTCAATTGTAGGTAAAATTATTACTGTTCAATATTTTGAAGAAACTACTAACGATAAAGGTGGAATATCATTAAGATTTCCAACAGTTAAGATAGTACATGGAGATAAAAGAGAAGTATAATTATAATAAAATTAATTAAAAATGAGTGAAAATAAAAAACCAGAATATAAAGAAAACGTTGATGTTTTAATAACACATGGTGAAGAAGCATTAACTTTTAGAAAAGATGATCCTAGAACTCAAGAGTATCTTGATAAAAAAGCAGAGGAAAATCTTCAATTAATGAAAGAAAATGGAAAAGATGATTTATGGTATGGTATAAGTTTAAGTAATGCAAGGTTAAAAGGTGAATCATATGAAAATTATAAAGAACGTTTAGGAACAGTAAAAAACTTACAGAAAATTTATAAAACTTTAGGTAGGGAAGAATGTAAAAGACAATTTCCTAATGGATTTGCATATGCTATATACCAAGAAGTTAAAGATCAGGTAAATAAAGAACAAAAACCTCAATTTACTGCTACAGTTGATGGAAAAGAAGTACCAGTAGAAATTAATAATGATAAAAATAAATAATATGGATGATAATTTTAAAAAAAGTAGTGAACCTGTTACAATGGAAGAACTAAATAAATTACATGATGAATGGTGGGATAGTTTATCAGATGAAGATAAACAAAAACTATATAATGAAATGATTGAATCAGAAATTCAATATTATAATAATAAATCTGAACAATAAATAAAAGGGGAATTAGCTCAGCTGGCTAGAGCGCCTGCCTTGCACGCAGGAGGTCATCGGTTCGACTCCGATATTCTCCACAAATATTAACCTAAATATATAAAAAATGAATATTAAGAATATGTATAGTAAGATGATTGATATGACTAATATATTTGGGTTATTTGTACCAGGTGAAGAACTTGATGGTACTAAAACTGCTACTAATTTAGATGAATTAAAAACAAAACCTATATTCCATGTAGGAATGTATAAGAAACTAATTTTAAATCATTTAAACTTTAACACGAAAGTCCTTAATTTTTTCAAACAATCAAACCAAGAATTTGATGTTAATGATATTAAAGAAGCAGGAGAATACGTTGTATTTAATAGAGCTTGGTCATATATTACTAACGTAAACCTAAAAGATAAAGGTTATATAGACGCCATTAAACATTATTCTGACGTTGAATTTCATAATACCCTTGATATGGGGATTGATTTTTTTCAAAAAGATGAATTATATGAAAGATGTGCACATTTACTAAAAATAAAAAAGAAATCAATTAAATTATTAAAATAGCTTGGATACTTAAAGATTCTTTATTAAATTCAATATACAGGGATTTAAAGAAATGAGAGAATAAGGGTATAGAGATAAAGGGGGTACAAGAGGTACTATAACATTAACATAAATAAATATAATATGGCATTACGCAATCCAGAAACAATTGTCCGTCTTACAAATAAAATCCAGGGCAATTTAACTAATCTAAAACTAATTGTAAAAACACAACAACCAGTCGAAGATTATATCAAAAAAGTAGAAGAGACAGAAGACATACTTAGAGATTTAGAATCTCAGTTAGAAAGAGAACACGCAGTATTAAGAAATGGATAATAAATAAATAAAAGTTATGAGTATACCAGCAGAAAAAATATCATCAAATTGGGAAGTATTTCAAGGATATATTAATAAATATATTACAGGTGATAGAAAAGATCAATTATTAAAATTTTATAGTCAACATCAGGAAGAATTAATATTAATGCCTGCTTCACATAAAAAAGCATACCACAATGCATTTCCTGGAGGATATATTGATCACGTTAATCGTGTAATAAAATGTGCTTTAGAGTTACATAATATATGGGAAAAAATGGGAGCAGACACTACTACATATACTATTGAAGAATTAGTATTTGCTGCTATTAATCATGATTTAGGTAAAATGGGTGATGGGAATGAATATGCTCATATACCTTCTAAAGATGAATGGAGAAAGAAAAATATGGGTGAAATGTACCAATTTAATAAAAAGATAGCATACATGTCAGTCCCAGATAGATCTGTTTTTCTATTAACACAAGCCGGTATTAAACTAACTTATAATGAACATTTAGCAATTAAACTACATGATGGTTTATACGACCCAGCAAATGAATCATATTTTAAAAGTTTTATGGTTGAAACAAAACCAAGAACTTCTTTAATTTATATTATACATCATGCCGATTTAATGGCTGCTAGAATTGAATTTGAAAAAGAATGGTTACACACATTTGAAAACAGTGTGGATGAACCAAAAAAGAATTATACATTGAATTCAAATAAAAAATCTAGTACTAAGTCTAAAGCCTTAAATACTATAAAGAGTGAAGGACTTAAAAATTTATTTGATAAATTATGATAATAACAATAGTAATACTATCAATAATAGTCGTAGTCCTAGGATTTACGACTATTAATCTATTACGCAAAAATGAAAAACAAGAAGATATTCTATTAGGGTATCTTAAATATTTAGATAATATATCTAGAGTAATCGAGGTTTCGGATGAAAAAATTAAAAAAGTAGACATTAAGGGTTCATTTGAGGGTGACGATGAAATAGGATTTTTCTTCAAAACAATT